ATCCTGTAAACTAATCAGTAATAATTCTTCTGCAACATTTTCTACATCAGGGAAACCACTTTCTGCAGCGACCTCAATGTCAATCGTTACAAGACGAATCTTTTTAATATCAAACTGTATTTGTTCTTCTGGATATTTTTCAGAGATATATTGATAAACATATCTGTCGTTGCCATATATTTTAAAGTTCTCGACCTCATCATATTTCTTGTAGAACTCACGACAATCTCTCACAAAGCCAGGTTGAATCGGTTCAACAGAATCACCTTCTAAAGTTTTGTATTTTGTTTTTCTCTTAGATGGAACAAACAAAGTTGGTTTCCATTCTTCTCGATGTGTAATGTGCTTTCCATTCTCATATCCACGAATCAGAAACTGATTACCTATGAGTTGTATATTGGTATAAAATTTCACGAAGTCACTTTAGAATACTGTTCAAAGATCATAGGACTAGGAGTAACAAGAGTTACGATCTTGTCAGAGTTAATCATTATCTCATTTTGTTCAGTATAGTCCTCCATCCATTTATGTAAAGCACCATCTACTATTTTGTAAGGTTTTGTTAATTTACAATTTGGATCTCCAAACTCAGCAGCTACCTCATCAATTTCTGACACTACTATCTCCTGACTAGTCAATAATAGAACTTTGATCACCTTGGTCTCTTCCATTTACTTTGTCCTCATAAAGTTTAATTAATTGTTCTTGTGGTTTAACAATCGTTACGATCCAATCAGCTGAACACGGAATATTTTTTCTCTCAGCTGAAAGAGGAATCCACGGAAAAAATGATATCGATACTTTTGAATTGTATTTTGATTCATTTTCCTCTTCTAATAATACCTCTGGTTCTTCATCAGCTTCGCAATGTAATGTTAAAGGATTATCAAAAAAATATCCCACGACATCTTTTCCAGATTTAATTTCCTTTACATCTGCTATCAACTCTTCGCCAGATTTTAAAATGACTAAATTTACAGACATACAATTTACTCTTTGTTTACATTATAAAAGACCACTCAACAAAAGTCAAGTGGTCTTGTTTCTATAAAAATTTATTTATAGGTAATCTTTTCGTGTATGATGATCTGGAACTACTTTACCCAACTTGACGGTAAGGAGTCCATCTTCCAATGACACATCCCTGACTTCATAATCGTCTGCAAGTGTCCAGGCTCTGTTGAAAGATCTTTGAGCCAAGCCTTGATGGAAGTACTCGGATCCCTCCTCTTTATCTTTTTTCTTTCCTTCAACGAATAGTTTTCCGTATTCAGTATAGACATGGACTTCCTCCTTTTTAAATCCAGCAAGTGCGATCTCTAGACGAGACTCAGAGTTATTTACCTGTATAAGATTGTAAGGTGGATAGTTTGTTATGGTCTCAGTAAAAAACTTATCGAAATAAGTATCCATACCGATACTGTTTTTTGTGATGCGATCCATTAAATCTCCTAGATCGGCAGCACGATATCTTTGTAAGTTCATAGTTCTCCTTAAGTAAGCGAGTGTAAGTTTTGTCCCCGAAGGCGACACTACTAATTATAACAGCAGACAAAAAAAGAAGGGGTGGTGAACCCCTCAAAAACACTTCGGTTTCCTCCCTAGTCTAGCAGTACTCTACAATTACTGACGCAAGATTTATCTCTTACATCACATTCTGAAATACATTCAAAGTAATCATCAACTGAATCATTTGGAGATGTCTCACGTTCGACATTCATCCAAGGTCTTAAACTATTGAACGATATAAGATTGTGCATAGATTGTTTTGAATTAAACACATAACTATCTATATGATTTAACTAAGATAGTAACACTTCTTCATCGTCACTATTTTCTTCATTAAGATTTGCAACACGTTTCTTATCATTTTTATCATCACCTACAACTTCTCTTAGTAAGTTGTCAACGTCTTCTCGTAGGTTTGGTAGGTTTGACATTACTCCTCCTCTGGTTTTTTTCTTTTGCCAATATTGTATTTGGTTTCTAGATTCCAGTCATTTTTTTCTTTGTAAGAAATAACTTTAATCTGGTTCAATGGTGCGATGTCATTAACTTTATCAGTCGAGACAACAGAAACCAATCCCCAGTCTAAAAGCGACTGGATAATACGATTTCTTCTTTGTACATCATTAACTGTAATATTAGCTCTCTTACCATCTAATGCAAATAATTCTTTGAAATGAACAATGTAGTATCTGCCTTGTTTATGTAGAATATGGCAAGACTGATATAACTTCTTTTCTTTTCTTGAGGCCACACCAATACGAGTCAGTGTTTCTCTTACCTTAAGAAAATCATCTGGTTCATTTAATGTAATCTCAATCATTTGGTCTGGCGACCAACTAATCTCAGGTTCCACAATGGAATTCATTTTCTACCTCCAATCTCAAGTCGATCTCGAATAAACGAGAATTGTTCTCTAGTCAAAATGTTTAAAACCTGTTTTGCCTTTTCATTACTATAACCATAGTATTGTTTGACAAGTTCAAGGTTTTCAATTTGTTCTTTACGAAGCCAAGGAGAGTATCTCTTCCTTTTCCTGAGACTATTTAGAAAAAAGTCATATTGTAACTTCTTTGCTAGATTAGGATGCTTGTTCATTTCATTCGCAAACATGACCGCATCTATGTGTCCAGATAGACATCTATTAATAATATAAGATGGATACTTCTTTTCTAAATCAATATCCTCATCAATCAAATTATTTTTATTTGTGTTGATTGAATTTAACCAATCTTTTAATTCCATTTTTTTCTTTTCACAATGATTTGATCATTTTCATAATCAGGTATAAATTCTATAGGGTCATCATTATCCCAACAAAGTTCTCCATATAAGGAATTTAGAATAGACATATCATCCCAAAGGTCGTTTGGTCTAGTCATGTTTCTCGCTCCAATCTTTAAAGTTAGTTTGTAAATCTAAAGGTTCGGGGTCTTTGATACCTTTTATTTTTTTCCAATTACTGTATAGTGCTTGGAGATGCCATGATTGAGATAAACTCTTTGGCCCATTTTCAAGTAATTCAATTTCCATTTTGTTTCTGGCAAAAGATTTGTATTCTTCTCTCCAATTTGAATCGTCAAATGTTTTCATAATTTATTTTCTGATAATAACAACATCTCCTTCATCATCATCGTCTTCATCTTGTGCCTTGAAAACTAAAAGTTCTTCACCAGATTTAACGTCAGACATCTCTGGATGCACGTTTCTTCTTTCTTGTTGTCTATTAAAGTCTCTCAACGTTGAAGTCATCATAGCGTACATGTATGCGAAGGTTGCCCCTGCAAGACAAGCAAAACAAAGAAAATATATAAAGACGCTAGTGTCGTTCATCTGAAACCTTGTTGTAGTATCCTTTGTATGGGGACTTGTTTAATTCTATCTATAATGTCAGTTTCTATTTTGTCTAGAATATTTACATCTAGATGCATGAATGGTGGAATGATACCTAACATTCTTAGTAATCCATCGACAAACAATGCAAGAGTAGTGAATCCAAGAATCATACTAATGACAGTTGCATCACGATTATGTTTTGCCATTGATTCTTCATCAATTCTTGTTGCTTCCTTGACTGCTTCTTTTACTGCAGCCTCAATAAGAACATTGACTTCTTCTTTGGTGTATGCATACTTACGAATTTTTTCTTCACTAAGACTTCTCTCTCTAGGATAGTCTGTGATAGGAAATTCTTGTAGGATTGTTTTGATCATAGTAGTTACCTTATGATGTCGATGTGCATGTCTTTAGTCCAAACCTCTAATTCTGTTCTAAGAGAACCACTGGACTTAAGACTTTCATATCTTTTAGAGGCTTTGTTCTTCCACCATTTGATGAGGTTCTCTAGATAGAATTTATCAAAGTTGATGGGATTTTTCTCTAGTTTGTCAGTATCTCCTCGAATAACTTCCCTAGAATTAGCAAATCCATAGTCACTGAAGTAGACTCTTTTCTTTTCAGTTAGGTTCTTTGCATTTACAATTGCAGTCTGGAATTCCGCAGCCTTTTGAGAAGACGAGCTCTTTTTGATTATAGATATCATCTTTTGTTGTGTCTTTAATTTGCGACTCGAAGCGTCCTCTTTGACTAATAATTTGTTGTTGTTTCTCTCGATAAACCATTTGTTTAATCCCTTAAAGACATCATCATGCAACAAAGGAGTAAAGTCACTCATAGTCAATCCTTTGTATCTCATGTATGGTTTCAATCCATCATATTGTGATGATGACTTTGTTGTGCCATAAAGTGATGTGGTTTCAAACAAACAAATATCGGATCCATATTTACTATTTAACTGTTCTCTAGCCTCATGAGAACAGCACAACAGAGCAAGAAGTTTACCACCAAGATAATTAAATCCAAATGGTTGAGTAGGAACAATAATAAATCCCATGATTGAATGACGATTAAATCTCTTCAACTCAGGTGGTCTTCCTAACCAATCATTACGAGGTTTACAGTTGATAGTCGGAGATCCAAAACGAATAAAACCAACTATCTTTTTAGTATTTGTTTCCATGACAATCCACTTAAGTGACTTGCCAGGAATTGAACTTTCGATTGAGTGGGATGTTGTTATCTGTAGTCTCTCATTGAAATATTCATTTGTGAAACTATCTGTATTTCCAGCAGCATAGACTTTAAAGTCCATGTCATTTGGATGCATATCAAATGCATCAAACATATCCTCCTCAGGCCCACAGCCAGGAAGATATGTCGGCATCTTTGACATACGATCTAATTTTACATTACGAAGATATTCATCAATACGACCCATATTTGAGAAGTAATCGATGAATTGGTCTGCTGCGTAGGCAGCATCACTTTCACTTAGATTCATCTTATAATAGGCATTTCATATAAGGGTTTATCTGCTGGCATAACTCTTGGTCTATTGACATATGCATCAACAAGAGTATCAAGGGATTTGGACATACTACGATATCCAGTGCCGACATAGATTTGTCCTGCCATCACGGCGAAGGTGCATGCACCCCAGAAAATATAATACATATTTGATTTCACTTGATGTTTTAATTTTGTATAAGATTTAGTCATCGTGGTCATCCCAAGGGTCTGTTAAGTTTTTATTTGCAAAGAAACCTTTGTATATGCCATATGCGGCCAACAAAACAGTAATCACTGCAATCGATATACCAAAAGTATAATCAGGATTGAATGTAAAGTGTGGTATAAGTGTATCATTGCACTTTGCAATTTTCTCTGGATCACTCCAAGTGCCAGGCAAAGTATAAACTGGCGGACATGCTAAAAAAATCATAGTTTGTTTTCGATCTTATGATAGACTTCTACATAAGATTCACATTTAGGACAAGTAAGGTTTGTAACCATATCATACTCCATACCTTCGTCTTCGTCAATGTCATGGTCTCCACCCCAGATAAGTTCTGTATTACAATGCCAACAATTCATTATTCAAAAGGTAAGTGTGGTCTAGGAAATTTAATCCTAAACTTTTTAAGAAATCTATCAAGAGCAAAGTCTCCTCCACCATAACAGAGAACACAGAATGCTCCACCAAAATATAGAATAAGAAGTTCTAACAAATAAATGTTAAAACCAGCTGTGACAATCGCATGATAGATTGCAACTGTTATTGTTCCTATAATTGACTAACGCACCAAATCTTGTAAGTAATCCAACTATCAACAACCAACTACCGTATATCTCAGAGTAGGCTGCGATGTATGAAGAGAATATTGGAAAGGGTAATCCAATCGGTCTTACGAATGCATCTGCAAAATTTTCTATGTCTGCTAATTTTTCATATCCATGATGTATTAGCATAGTGCCTATTGATAATCTTAGTATCAATAGACCAAAAGATTTAATCATTTGAATTGAAACCATCCAGTAGCTATGTATTTTGTTTGAGTTGGACTTGCAACTCCATGATGTGTGTGAGTCCAGTATGCTGGCCAGATAACTAGTCTACCCTCTACAGCATCTGTTACAATATCATAATTTGTAAAACGAGTTCCACCTTTATCAGTAACAGTGTTCAAATATATCATCCATGCCAAAATTCTTTTTTGATTACCATCTGCACATTCGCAATGAGGATCATGATATGCTTGTGTTGGTTCATATTTTTGAATGTTCCATTTATTAGTTAATGACCAAGGAAATACATAGTTAATCTCAACATGTT